CAGCATTTTTATTAAGTTTCCAATATTTTAAGCAGAAAGAAAGAAAAAGTCTTTCTGAATTTGACTTTTCTTTGGATGTTATACTTTCCGAAATAGAAAAACAGACAGGTTTCGAGTTTAATAAGAACTGAGCCACAGCAGTGGTTTTTTTATTTTATCATATTAAGTATTTATGATAAAATCATATTATGGACTACGATGATAAGAAGTTGAAATTAATATTTGTATTGAAAATTGGTTATAATGCCAAAGATGAAGGCTTATATGAATTTATTTTCTCATTAGACCATACAAATATTGATGTTGAGGGTTGGTGTTGGGATTTAAGTCCTGCTTGTAATAATGCAATGCCACCAACAGAAGATTTTATTAACGCAATTTTTAATCTAAAAACAAGTTCGTTTGACTTGTTCTGTTTACATGAAGCTGTTGATAGGGAGTATATGCATGGTTATCACACTATTCATGCATTGGCATATGAAATTGAGAAGGAATCGGATGTTAATGCGCCTTTCAGTGATTATGAAAAAATGTTCGAAGGAGATAATGATGATATGCCGTTATTAGTATTCCACTATGGTATGTCATTGGTTAAAGTGAAAGAACTTCTGAGTTCCAGAAAAATTATTTTAAAAGATAATGAGTTTGTAGAGACTTCTTCTATAAAGTTCGAATAATTAGAGTTCACCGCTCCATTTGGGTGGGGGAAATCGAAGCACGATGCGTCTGGGATATGCATCGTGCTTTGCTGTTTTAGGTTTACAAGTATTTATTTATAAATATTTATAAATGAGTACTGAATTCGACCTCAATTTGGATGCTGCTTCGGAAAGAGATGATATAAACATAAATCTCAATTTAAATGATATTCCTGAAAAGAGTGATGGTGAATTTCCCGAACACGTTCCATTAATACCATATAATGCACAAAGGGAAAGGGAGAAAGAAGAAGCGAGAAAACTGGCAAGGAAACTCAGGAAGGCTGCTGGTAACATTGAACCAATTATTGTTACTAAAGCGGGTATTGTAAAGAAAGCCAGTGAATTAACATTTGAGGAACAGGAAGACGAAATTGTTCGTTGTGCTGCAAGTCCTGTTTATTTCATCGAAACCTATTTATCAATTTTTGACCAAACTCAAGGTATTGCTGGTATGATTGTACCATTCAAATTATTTGATTTTCAGAAAGACTTAATTAAAAGTTATCAAGACCATAGATTTGTTGTAGCCAACAAATATCGTCAGGCTGGTGTGTCAACAACAACTTGTGCCTATATTGCATGGTATGTCATGTTTAATAGAAACAGAGCGGTTGCAATTGTTGCCGATAAACTGGAAACCGCTACTGGTGAATTAATGAGTGACGTTGTGGAATTCATTGAATGCTGTCCTGCTTGGCTCAGACCCAAGACTGGTAGAAATACTGAAAAGAATTTAAAGGACACACAAAAACTCAAGATTTACGACAACGACTCAAAACTTGGTGCTTTCGCATCTAAGACCTTACGTGGTATGACACCAACCCTGTTGTTCTGGGATGAAACTGCATGGGCAGAAAAGGGTGATAAGTTCTGGACAGCAGCACTTCCTTCATTGGTAACTGGTGGACGTGCAATTATGGTAAGTACGCCTTCGGGACTTGATGCGGTGTTTTACAAAACATTCATGGGTGCGAGAGAACTTGATGAAGAGGGTAGAAGTAAAAATAATTTCCATGCGGTTGAACTCTGGTGGTATAACGACCCCAGATATAATCAGGGTCTGGTTTGGTTGAAGAACAAAGGTAAAACAAATGAAATCAAGTTAGAAGACAATGGCAGGTCGAATGAGCAACGAATTCAATTAGTCGAGGACGGTTGGGAAGCCAGTAATGACTGGTTTGATGAACAGATTCGTAATGCCAACGGTGATATGCGTAAAGTTGCGCAGGAATTACTTTGTTCATTCTTGGGTTCTGGTGATAACTTCATTGCCGAAGAATATCTTAAACGAATTCAGGATGACGAAGTGTTACCACCAATTCGTCAGGAGTATCTTGACAACAATATGTGGGTTTGGGAAGACCCTGTTGTTGGTGAAGACTATATTATGGCATTGGATGCGTCACCGGGTCACGGTGAAGATAACTCAACACTAAATATGCTTAAAACCGTTGAAATTATTGAAGAAAAGGTGGTTACAAAAAACGGTAAAACAAAAAAAGTTAAAATAAAACGACATAAAGTCGAGCAGGTTGCAGAATATTATGGTAAAATTAGTCCACAACTACTTGCCGAAGTCGCATACCAATATGGGAAGCGATATAATGATGCATATTGTGTTGTTGACGTTACTGGTGGTCATGGTGTCCATACCGTTGAAAAACTACTGGAAATTGGATATGAAAATGTTCATTATGCCGAAGTAGCACATAAACCAACAAGAGATAGATTACAAGGTTATATTAAAAGAGGTCAGAAAGTGATGCCTGATGGTGCGATTTCGAACGTTGACCTGATACCCGGTTTCTTCATCGGAAATAACCGCCCATCCGTTGTACTTGAAATGCAGAGAGCCATTCACTTAGAGGATGTTATTATTAGGTCGAGTAGATTGCTCGGTGAACTTAAAACGTTCGTTACTGTGGCTGGAAACCGTGTTGCTGACCATAAACGTAGTTTCCATGATGACAGTATCATGGGATTGGCAATCGGATTATTTGTATTGAATTTTGACATGGCAAGATTTAAACAAAGTAAAGGAATTACCGAAAAAATGCTTAAATCGATTCTCACGATAAACGATATGAATGAGATAGGAAAAAAACAACATGGTAAAAACAAACCATATATTTCACCAGATAGTATGAACCCATTAAACCCCTACGGTGCAAATGCATGGTTATTTAATGGAATGAAAGGTACAAATAAAACATAGTTTGTATTTATAAATAACTGACTTTTCTAAAATTTCAGAGTATTTATAAAAAACTATAAAAAATTATAATAATGGCTGGCGAAAACGAAAATAAAGGGACGATATACCAACAACTTAATAAGATGCTAAATCTTGATGGCTTTGGCTTTCAAGAATCGTCACCAATTGCTCCCGTAGCAACACCACAGAAATCTAAAATTGTTATTAAAGGTAACACTCCCGAAGAAATACATAAAAAGGGTCTGGAACTGGAACAAAAGCGTGAACTTCAAAACAAATTCTTCCGTACAACCGATAGAGGTTTCCAGAAAGCATTGCAATATGAAGCAGCCAGACTCCCAGCATATATTGATTATGAGGGTATGGAATATTATCCAATTATCAGTAGTGCATTGGATTTATTCATGGAAGAAGCAACAACCATTGGATTAAATGGTAAAATGCTCAACATATATTCCAATAAGGAAAGAATAAAGATGTTATTAGAAGAATTCTTCTATGACATTGTGAATGTGAATGTTAACTTGCCTTTCTGGGTGAGAAACACAGTTAAATATGGTGATAATTTCGTATTGCTTTACGGTGAGAGAAAAAAAGGTATTACCCATGTAAAACAACTCGTGAATTACGAAATTGAGAGGTTTGAAAGGATACAAAACGGCAAACCATTGGTGAAATTCAAGGAAAGAATGACTGGTGATGAATTCAATGTTTTTGAAATCGCTCACTTCAGATTACTTGGAGACGATAAGTATTTACCTTATGGTTCATCGATTTTAAATAAGGTTCGTAGGGTATTCCGTCAGTTGGTTATGGCTGAAGACGCTATGCTTACCTACCGTATTATCCGTGCTGGCGAGAAAAAGGTGTTTAAAATCGATGTTGGAAATATCGATGAAGACGATATCGAAGAATACATCTACAAGGTTTCGACCATGTTCAAAAAAACAGCACAGGTATCACCAAATGATGGTCAAATCGATTATCGTTTCAACATTCTTGGTAATGACGAAGACTATTTTCTTCCAGTAAGAAATGCAAACACACAAACGGGTGTTGAGACGCTCCCGGGCGCAACGAATCTCGACCAAATACAAGATATTGAATACCTTAGAGACAATTTATTTGTTGGTCTCGGTGTTCCAAAACCATTCCTGAGTTTCCAAGACGCTGCTGGTGCTGGTAAAAATATGGCACAATACGATATTAGATTTGCTAAGAAAATCAATCGTATTCAACAAGCAATGATTCAGGAACTCAATAAAATGGCAATGATTCATTTGTATCTATTGGGTTACAGTGGTGAAGATTTAAGTGGTTTTCAACTCACACTTACAAACCCAAGTACTCAGCAGGAATTGCTGAAGTCTGAATTAATGCGTGATAAAGCACAGACATACACTGAATTAACACGTGGTGAAGGTGGTATTGCAGCAATGTCTCATACAACAGCAAAACGCCTGATTTTCAATATGAGTGACAGAGAAATTGTTGATGATTTGAAGCAACAGAAAATGGAAAAGGTTGTTATGCAAGAACTTCAAGACTCACCAGTTACAATTAAGAAATCTGGTTTATTTACCGATATTGATAAGAGATTCGGTGAGCCAATTGAAGACATGGCGATGACTGGTGAAACCGAAGGTGGAACGCCACCTGAAGGCGGTGCACCTATGGGCGGTGAAGGAATGCCACCATTAGGCGGTGGTGAACCATTGGGCGGTGCACCTATGGGCGGTGCTGAAGCTGGTGCTCCATTAGGTGGTGCTCCACTTGGTGGCGGTGCTCCATTGATGGAAACCAAAATGAGTGAAGAAGAATATATTAAACAGGTCGAAAAACTTGTTTATGGTAGTACACAAGAACCTGAACAAAAGAAAAAGATTAAACAGAAGGAGATTATTCAGGAAAACAACAAGATTAACGATAAATTAAATAAGGGTGCTGCTGATATGATTGCCGAAATAGACCATTTATTGGAAGATACTGAAACTATTAACACCCAACAAAAAATTAACGAAGTGCAAGATATTGACATTGAGGATATTGAAAACATTGACTTAAGCGAATAGTTTGAGTATTTTATTAATATCTTGTATGAAGCAAGCATTTATAGTTAATTATAGTATTTATATTAAATCGAATCATACCATATGAAAAACGTCAACATAGGAATTGCTAATTTGATAATTTCCAATAAATTAAATGAGTCGTATTTCAACGACAACTTGATTGGAGAATCAAAGAAAATCGCTTTTGATTTTTTTGAGGTTGTTAAAAGTTCACCAATTCTTCAGTTGGAATTTAAAGTCTATAATAATATTGAAGGCAAGCACATTGAGAACGAATTGTTTGCTAAAGAATATGTCGACAATAATATCAAATTATTTGAAGTATATACCGTTGAGGAAATAGAAGCTGAACGTCAGAAATTAAATCCTTTCATTAGTGAAGCCGTCCTTCCCCTTGACGATGAAAAGGTGCAATTATATGCTGCGATTAATACTCTTATCACCGAATCCCTGAAAGTTAGTGATGAAATAGATGTTGATGCCATTCATGAATCATTTACATTGGTTTTCAATCACATTAAAGAACCGAAAAAAGCGTTACTTGAAAACGTTGATGTAGAACCAATTAATGAAGACGTTATCGAAATTGCCGTTGGCAAATTCAATGAAAAATATGCTTCACTTGATGAAGGCGATAAGGATTTATTGAAAACACTTATCAAATCGACTACTAAGGAAAAACAAACACTTCTTGAGACCTACAAAACTGAAACTCTTGTAATATTAGAGGGAATCGATAAGGTGAATGTTCGGGATAACATTATTAAAGCCATTTTGAAAATCAAGGAAATGGTTTATGACCGAAAAACTGTTGATGACAACATTATCGGACTTCATGAATTCAAAAAGGAATTACTTTAAGTATATTTCTCAATAAAACCCTTTTTCATTACATTTAAATCAACATTACCACGAACACCATCAATCATTCCTGCTGGTGTAAACTGCCATGCAGTCCAACCGTTTTTCCATTCTTTTGGAATTGTTGGTTCATCGACTTCTGGATTATTTCTTCTTAAATCCATATATCTTGCTACCCAGAAAGGATACTTGCTATAATTATATAAATTCCATTTCTTAACAAGGTCAGTACGACAATAAATCATAACATCATAATTACTCGCTGTCATGGTTTCAATAAATGCTTGAGTGTATTCGTTGATACTCGTATTGGGGTTCGATATTGCTCCCCAATTATATTTATCGTCACTATTAAAACAATCTTCTTCAAGGTCTAACACAACTGGTATTTTAGGTTTTTCAGGTAAAGGATTCAAATGCGTGATAAAATTATTTGCATCATCTTGTCCGTCAATTGTTGGACTGCTTGTTCTTCCGAATCTCGCAAAATGATAATAACTAACAATGATATCATTTGCAAGCGCATCTGCGATATTTTTATTTAAATTATATTGACCAACATAATTACTGGTGTCACCATCATACCATGTTTTACCTTCAGTAAGTTTAATAATTGCGAATTTAACGTTATTCGCTTTCGCTTTTTTCCAATCAACGTTCCCATTATGGTGTGATACGTCAACACCTAATTCACTATCCAATCCACCTTCCGTTTTAGTTCCTTGAACTCTTAGAGATGTCATGCCTTTAGCAAGATTTGCGGTATTAAGTGCTGTTCTAACGGCATCACCACCAGATAATCCATCATAACTCGTAAATGCGACAGGGGTTAATACTCTTGGCATCGGATATTTTGTTAGTTTAGTCCCACTAAAACTCGTTGTCATTTTATTTGCCGTTATATTGTGTTCAACAGTTAAAATAACATATGCGCCATTAAATAATGGAATATTTTCTAATTGAAAATATTGTGTTGGTTGAATCATGGCATTTCCGAAGCCAGTAACAGTTGCCTTATATGACCTGTTTTCATATAAATTATATAGGCTTTGTCCTATAGGTACGGGTGCATCTGGGTTCTGGTCACCAGCCAGTCTTGACAGAATTTGAATACTTTCGTTGGTTTCTGGATATTCTTTGCTGTCAATTTTAATGTCGGTGAACATGGATTGATTCTGTTCCCCGAATCTAACTCTAAATGCACGGACTTCACGGAATGGAAAATCTTCAATTTTTTCTTGATTCTGATTCTCTTCGTATTCCATACCAGAATCGTCTCCAGAAAAACCTGCGCCCGGGTCTAAGATATTAATGATACCGTCATTCTCAAAACCGTTTCCAGAAACAGATGGATAGCTTGAAGAACCACCTATATACATAACCACAAAGAATGGATTTTGGGTATCATCGTACCCACCAGTATGTATTTTGAAACTATCTTCCCAACTATTTTCGTTTTTAAAACTCAAAAAGTTTTGGAGTGGGAAGAACTCGAAACCGTTTGAAGATATTAATTGTGACAATACTGACCATAAACTAATATTTGGGTCATCCAACATATCACCAAGAATTTCAGCATTTAGTATGGTTTCACCGATTGGATTCATTCCTCTGTCAACAAAAGCAAATGAATCAATTAATTTTGAATCATCACCTTTACTAAAAGGATAATTCATTTTACCTTTGGCTGTTCCCGTTAACCACTTATCATTGATATTCTTAAACGAATAATATAATTGATTTATAATGTTAGCATCACCTTTTACTTTTTTCAGTTCTTCTTCCTCTTCTTTTAATTTCTTATCGGTTTCGTAAATCAAAGTACTTAGGCTTGTGAATAGGTTTATGAAATAATTATCATTAAATTCTTTAATATATTTATTACCACCAACAGTCAGTGAGTTTTGATTTAATGTTTTAATTGGGGTGTATCCAGCAGGATATGGTGGAATGATATTAGACATTTGAAACGTTATTTGGCTGTAATTAACGATACTCTCCCTAACAATTAAATTAGCAATAACATTAAAGAACATTCCCTTATTTCCTTTAACGTCTTTTCTAACATTTCCGTTTTGGTTAAGAAAATATGAATATAAGGTTCTTTCATGACCATTATATGTATCGTAATCGGGTTTAATTGCAGCATTTCTACTGTCGTGAACCCAACCATACATGTCCTTAATTTCCCTAACGATATCAACATGCATAGTCATATATGTCATATATGCACTCTTGAATTTTTCCTTATCTTTAACGGATAAGTATTGATTTGCATCATGCGCATCTGCCAAGACGAAAAAACCACGATTATCAAGATAACTACCACCATTGATTGTGAAAAAATCCACAACATCATCCATCCAACCTTGTTCTTCTGCGGTAATTAATGCTCCAACATATGCAGAATAAAATGCTGGGACTTCAATTGCTGATGGTGTGTCAAATACAAGTGTGTTCAATAGGTTTGGGAATTTGTTGAATGGACTAATGGTATAACCGAAATTTGAAAGAACTATCATCGAACTTAATTGTGTTGTACCTGTGATGTCATCAATAATGTATGAATCGTATTGTCCTAATTGTTCTGACCAAATACCAATTATGTCAGCACCATAATCCAGTTGTTTTCCCTCACTATCTATCACTTCCTTAAAAGCACCATTACCTTGAGTATATGCGATTTGTTGTCTCTGTGCATCGGTTTGGTTTTTATTTTCCCAGCCCGGGTAAGCAGTATAATAATCTTTCACCTCACCATGACGTGCTCCACTAATGGTTAAATCCGCATAATAATAATTTCTTCCTGATAAATATCTTGAATATGTTCGAATTTCTCCGTTATAATCTATTATATTAACCCCCTTCTTAATTGTTTTGTCTCTCAAATATAGAAGATTTTGTTCTGTGAAGTCGAAATAGTATTCAGCACTACTTTTATTACCCCAAAATCCACTGATTTTGATTTCGTCTTTAAAATTATCAACGGGGTTATTGGTGTTTTCGCTAAGAGTTTGGAGACCGATATCTTCATTGGTTAGTTTAAGACCTTCAAAACCGGGGTCGGTTTTATCTACATAAACCCTTCCCTCACTTCCACTTGATGGTGATATTAAAAAATATTCTGGGTCATATTGGGGAAAATCATACAATGAACCCGTAACTTCTCCAGAATCAGAATTATAGGTGGTAGTAATTCCAGAAATGTCCCTATAGAATGTCTCTATTGACTTACTATATTTATCTGCCATGATTTTAAGTGCATTGGCATTATTCTTTGATACTAACGTTGATTCTAAATTAATTGCTTCGGATTTCGAATATAGATTTAAATATGCACTACTTCGGGTATAATTCTCCTTCACCTTGTTTCTTTTACCGAATTCATCGGGATAGAATGCTTCTGGAATCGTACCTTGGGTTAGCATGTAAAAACGTTTTAAGATTATGTTTAGCGTTTCGGTTTGTATATCATCACTAATACCCAGATATGGACTTTCAGGAGTTGCGCCACCAAGCGTTGAATCAAATGGTGATATTGGTATCCACTTAAATGTTCCATCATCATTTTGGTTTGCTCTTGCATTTATTTGTTTCGCATATCTGTTTTGAATTAAAAATGTATCCATAAAATCACTAACAAGTTCAAGTTCAGGAAAAGGAACTTTTTTACTTAAAGCAATTGGGGCAACACGTTCTTGTCGATTACTTAATGTGTTAATAACTAACGGAAATGCAAAAATTTCGGTATCTTCGTCCTTTTTTTCAGCATAATCACTATCATTAAGAATTATCTTTCTATTAGCAGGTTCTTTGTGTGAGTCATATGCTTTATTTGATGTTGCTTTTATTTTACCAAAAAATTTATCAACATCATTTAGAATTATTTCAAATATGTTATAAATCGATGGTATCATACCGAGCCTTTCCTCAACCATAGCATTAATTTTTATTGCAATATCTAAAGACAGTGTGTTTTTCTCGATTTCTAATTCTGTTTTTTTCTTATATAGTTTCTGGTAAAAACCACTAATATCCATACCATAATACTTGACATACCCATCTAATGAAACTAATAAGTTTGGGTTCTTGCTTTTTACTCCAGTCACAATGTTATATGCGTTAAGAAATGATTTCGGTGCTATAATATCGTCATCATCAGAAATGATTGATGATATTTTTTCACTAAGTAACTGGTCTTTGAATTTTAATAATGGGGTTTCAAAGTTAGAATCATTCTCAGTATCGTGTTCAAAGGCTGTTTGTAGTGTTTCCAATGTATTTGGTGGTTCTGTATTGTCTTCTTGTTTAACGTTTGTGGCAACAAGATAAACCATATATAATCTATCTTTTATCCTACTATCAATACCACTTGAGTTCTGAGTTTTAATGATTTCATTATATTCGGACAAGTCATTAATTACAGTTAATTTATCTTGGGGAACTGAATTGGTTTGTGGAAAAATTAATAACCCATCGTTTGGGTCTGGTGTTCTTGTAATCAAGCATGGCGTGCCAGCAGGTTTTAATATCTCATTTTCCTTATAATTTTCCTTTTTCAATATCTCAAACGTTGAATCGATTTTCTCAATATCGATTAATATGTTTTTATATTTGATATTCTCGGCATCAGTATCCAATTTTTTTCTAACCGCAGCATACAGATTTTTTAATTTTAATATTAATTCGTATGTGTTTGTTGGTGCAAACCCCGGTTCTGGATTCATCGATGCCTCATTACCAATTAAGGGGGTATTTACCACATATCTGAATAAAATATCAGATAATGGTGCAAAGGTCATGGCAACAAATTGAGCATCGATAATGAAATTACCGTTTGCAGCACTAAATTCGCTGGTATATTTAACAAGATGTAATTGATATGTTAATGGCTTACCATAATATCCTTTTACTGTCAGCGTAAAGATTGGTGGTGGGAAATCAAATAAAATTCTATATGGTGAATCGGCTTGATTGAAAAATGCCAGACCCCTTATGTCAACGAATTGAATATCAACCTGTGGAATAAATGACGAATTAATAACGATTTTAATGTTATTAATACCAAAACCTTCATAATGAGTTTTGTCACCAGTACTTCCCTCATAATAATTTGTAGTGAAGTTCAGATAATTTGGGTTATTAAGGTCTTCATTGTTCTGGTCGTTTCCAATAAAATTAATTATTTTGGACTTCGTGCTATTGGTGTTTCCGTCAATAATAATTGTTCTTCCCTTGCTTTTTGCAGTTAGTTCAGCAAAAATATACATATCCTGATATTGAGGTATGCCATTAACAATATTCTCATTGACATTAACTAAGTTCGGTTCTATGAGTATTACATTACCATTTGATTCTATTTTTTCTGACATTCTTCTGGATTTTCTAATATAAATACCTCTTAATAAAAAATATAAAATGTGTTGGACTAATTGAAGTCCTATACTATTTATTATAAAAGAAAAATGGTGCTACTTGAAATCACGGAAGTAATAAATTTCCACGCACACCCTATTTGGACTAATGTGTTTTTTTACATATTTATTAGTACTACTGTGCTTTTCTTCATTACCCTTTCTTATATGGTAAAATCATTAAGAAAGAGAATTGCAGAAACAAAATTAATGCAGCAACAACATATCGCAAAAATCGATAATATTAGAAAAGAACAGACAGATAGTTTAGAAAGTCTTAGAGTTGAAATGCTTAAGCGTGAAGAGGATAGAACTCGTCAATGGATGGAAAGTGAAAAAGAAACGCTTCGTGTATTAAACGGTGTTTCAAACCTATTGGATTTAACGGACAAAATTGGTCGTGTAGATTCTGAAAAGATTTTAAATAAACTTAATGAAATCCAAACTAAAGTCGAGAAACTATCAAAGTAAGTTAACAAAGTTCATATTATGTCAAAAAAATTAGAAAAACTCAAAGAAGTTAATAAATCTCTCACCAAAAAATTAAGTGAGTTGGAAACTTATATGTTCATTAAAAACATTGCTAATGTTACCGTACTTAAAATCAACGAAGATAGTCCAGATGTTGTGGTGGGGATAAAATAGTATTCGAAACTATTTATATAAAAGAATTTAATATGTTAAAGAAACAATTAAGCAGGATATTAGAGGAAGGCGATACGGGATTCGGTATATTAATCGAATCCGATGCTGGATACGTAAGTTCTGAAATCAACAAAGATATTCTTAATGAAAACTTTGAATTAAAACCGAATGAACCTGTATTAGTTAACTGTATTTTACAGAAATGGGGTGTTAAAAACAAAAATGGTCGTATCTACTCCAGAGAAGTATTAGTACCACAAGTTGACATGTATCAGGAACTCGTTAGTGCCAATAGTGCGGTATCTGAAGCCGACCACCCCGACTCATCAATCATTTCATTACAGAACATCTCACACATGATTACCAAAATGTGGTGGGGTAAAGGTGAACAAGAAAACGTGTTATATGGTCAATTGAAATTGATTGTATCGCCCGGATACATCAAATACGGTGTGGTTTCTGTTGTTGGTGATAAGATTGTTCTTTATTTACAGAATAAAATCAAGTTAGGTATTTCGAGTCGTGGTGTTGGAACATTAAAGGAAATTAATGGTGAGAATATGGTTCAGGACGATTTTGAATTAATTGGTTTTGATTTGGTAGCAACGCCAAGCACCCCGGGTGCATTTCTTTTCCCAGAAAAACAAGGTAATGTTAGTTTTGGTGAACACTATGTTAGTAAAAACGGCATTTTACTTAAGGAAGACGAGGGTAAAATTATTACAGCAATTGATAAATTCTTGTTATAAAAGCGCATAAGATAATTATAAAAAATCAGATATGCAAGAAAAAGTGATGTTGTTTTTATTAAAAATTACACTTTTTCGTAATGAGAATGTATTTATATAAAAATTATAGTATTAGATACGACATTTAAATAGAATGAAAGACGATAAAAAATCATCGGTAATTAAAGAAGCACTCCTTGAGTTTGCAGAAATCCAAGAGGCTGCTGTTGCTAATGCTAAAAAAAATTTAGCGGAAACGTATCCTGAAAAGTTTAACGACTTATTAAAGGAAGAATTAAATAAAAATAAAAAGGCAAAAGAGTCTTATAAGAAATTAGACGAAAATAAAGAATCTGACAAGTCAGATAATGTCGAAACAAACAAAGAATCTGTTATGAAAAAACAAACCAAAGAGACCAAAAAGGTCATTAAAGAAGGTGAAGAGAATCAACCATTTGATAATAAAGCACCTGAAGTTGGACCAGACGTTGTAAAAGAAGAACGTGAAAAAGATTTTATGGGTGACGTTGAAAGCGGTACTCCGAATCTTGGTAAAGGCGAAACCGAAGACGGTGACACTTTTGTCGAAAAAATCACAACAAAAAAAGAAACAATGGCAAACAAAACCTCTATGAAGGAAGAGTTTGACATAACAGAACTTGACGCATCAAGCGTTGGGACTGCATTAGAAAATGCAGAAGACGATGACGAAGTTATTACAATGGACGAAATCGAAAGCGAAATTCAAGGAATGGACAGTTTAGAGGAAGAACTCAGTGACATGGGTGGTTTACCTCGTCCAGAATTGGAAAAACGTGGTTCTCCTGAAAACCAAGGTGGTGATGCATTTAATCAATTAGTTAAGATGCGTGAGCAACTTGATGAAATGATTAGTGGAATGGGTGAACAAAAAAATCATGGTGGACAGGGTGCTAACAAAGTAAACGATGGCGGACCGACCCAAGCAATGATTGACGAAGTAGAAGGTGACATTAGTGATGCTGATGTTGCAGCAGTCTTAGGTGCACCTGCACCAATGGAAGAAGAAGAAATTGAAGAAAGTAAAACACAGACACTTTCAAACATGAAGAAAGTGACTGCTGCCATACCCGGTGAGGGATATAGAGACCAAGCAGCGCAAAATAAAATGCGTAGTGGTCTTCAAGAAAATAATAAAAAGATTGGTAGTTTAATTAGTGAAAACAAAAGTTTAACAAAGAAATTAAACGAAACCAAAAAATACAAGCAGTCTGTGACTACGTTAGTAGAACAATATAAGTCTGCACTCGAAAAGTATCGCAATCAATTAAAAGAAATGGCGACTTTCAATACCAACTTAGCGCATGTAAATAACCTATTGGTAAACGAAAGTCTGGCTTTAACTCAAGAAGATAAAATTAAGATTATCAATGAGTTTAAGAAAGTTGATACTATCGCTGAATCACAGGAAAAGTACAAGAGCTTCCTAACAGAAATGAAAGCAAGCAAACCTACTTTAACTGAAAGCATTGAAGGAAAAGTGACTGCTTCTGTCGCACCGTCTTCAAAGCAAAGTCTTGAGGAAGCAAAAGAAGTAATTGCATATGAAAATGATGCTCACATCAACAAGATGAAGAAAATCATTGAGTATGTTGAAAAAAGAGGAAGCAAAAAAATAATTTAAAAAAACATAAAAATATAATAAAATGGGATTTTTAATGGAAAGTGCGGAAGTTGGTAACATTGGTTTGAAGCAACTCCGTGAACAAAGAGAAATAACAAGCAATCGTTGGGAAAAGATTGGTTTGTTAGAAGGATTAGAAGGTAATGTAAAAGAAAACTGTGCTCAGTTATTCGAGAATCAACTTTCACACATGATTAATGAGTCGTCAGATTCAGCAAACAGTGGTCAGTTTGAAACAGTTGCATTCCCTGTAATCCGAAGAGTTTTTGCTAAATTATTAGCAAATGATATCGTGTCTGTACAGGCACTTAACCTACCTATTGGTAAGTTATACTACATAAACCCAAAGACAAGTGTAAGAGTAGAAAGTGCTACTACTACAACAACTCCGGGTGACCTACACACATCTCCAGATGGTGCTTATGGCAACGCTGCTGATAAAGCTGCTACTTCAAGAACACAGTTCGAAACTCGTTCATTGTACGATGCATTCTATGCAACTGAGTATAATGAAGAAGGTACATCATTGTTTGACCGTTCAAAAGGCGACATCACTGTTGTAACTGGTGCAACTACTGCATCTACTTGGGTTCTTGGTGTTGATAAGTATGTAACAATAACAATTGATGGCATTTATTCAACTCAAGAAGGTAAATTGGTCGGACCGACTGGTGTTCCTATGGACACTGAATCATTCCTTGCTGGTTTACAGGTTGTGGCAACAGTTGATTTAACCGCTCCTGCTCCTTATGCAAGCGAAGGTATCACTGCTGGTGATGCTCTTCCTTTCAATGTAAAGGTTCAGAAATACGGACAGGCAATTGTTGACAAAACAGGACATTTAGTTCTTCTTGTTGACGTGAGTTACGCAGGTACTAATGGTTATCAGCCTATGAGTGGTGCAAGTACTCCTGCATTCACTTACAGTTACAGAACTTACAGCGACCTTGAAGAAGATTCAAGAATGGCTGAAGTTACCTTCCAATTAGACCAAGTTACTGTTTCAGTTGAAACACGTAAAATGCGTGCTATGTGGACACCTGAATTGGCACAAGACGTGTCAGCATTCCATAACATTGATGCTGAAGCAGAATTAACTGCTTTATTGTCAGAGCAAATGGCTGCTGAGATTGACCGTGAGATTCTTCGTGACCTTCGTAGAGGTGCTGCTTGGACTGCTCGTTGGGATTATAACGGACTCCGTAAAGGAACTAACACTTATTATGGTGTACAGAAGGACTGGAATCAGACATTGGTTACTAAAATCAACCAGATTTCAGCACAAATTCACAAGGCAACCCTTCGTGGTGGCGCATCTTGGGTAGTTGTATCTCCTGAAGTATCTGCTGTATTTGATGACCTTGAGTATTTCCACGTATCTAATGCTGCTCCAGAGCAGGATAAGTACAACATGGGTATTGAGAAAATCGGTACTTTAA